TTGTCATCGGCGGGGCTGAAGCCACGCTTGCGGGCAGCATCGATCATGGCCTGCTTGTTCGCATTGCCGTGGCCGGTGGCGTGGCGCTTGATCGTGCCGACCGGGACGCCCTGGTACGGAACACCGCGCAATTCGCCCCAGCTGGTCAGAACAGCCAGCAGGCCGCCGTGGACATGAGCCGCGTCAGTGCCAGCATGCCGGCGGATTTCTTCGAAATAGATCGCCTCAACAGGCCCAGACAGCCGGTTGATCTCGGACAGCCAGTTGGTGAAGCGCAGATAGCGCATGCCGCCACCGTCGAACCGGCCGGGCTTGAAGCTGACGGTGCCGCTGGTGATCAGCCCGTCATAGCCGCGCAGCGCCCAGCCGGTTCCAGTGCCGAGGTCCAGCGCCAGAATTGTGCGATGGCCCTGCGCAGGCGGCATGGGCGTTTTCGGGGTTGCACCGAGATTGGCCTCGGCGAGAGTCGTGTCAGCCATGAGTGGTCTCCTCTTCTGGTTGGCTGCTCGGGTGGAAGACGACGGCGGTCATGTGCTTGGCGGTGTGGGCCGCCGTCGTAGGATTGCGAATTCAGGACTTCTTGCGCCTGCCGTGTTTGCGGATGTGGGCAGCAACGCGCTTGCGAGCTTTTCCAGCTACAGCCTTGCCCGGCGCATGATGCAGCTGACATCGGCGGTTCAGCGTTCCAGAACGCAGGCCACTCCAACACTCGAAAGGCCGACCGCAATCGGCGCAGTGGCTTTGCCAACAGATGATCGGGACAACCTCTCCGTCCTTGCGCCGATGGAGGTCTGAGCCAATCACCACATAGCGTTGGCCTTCGTGCATCAGCACGGTGCCCGGCAACGGCAGGATGCGGAATTCGATCTTTTTGACGACCCGGGGCGGACGAGCTTCGGCGCACAACATGACAGCATCACGGGGGCCGGTCGCGCGGATACTATCGTCGTATGAGGGGGCGGGACGGCGTCCGCCCCCCTCATACTTAGTATAGGGGTTTCCACTCTTCCTCATGCCAGACCCACAAGTATATGTTTTCATTTTCATTTCTCCCATTTTGGATGACAAAGGTGCATGACAGAGGCCTTTGTCATCGTCATCGGCAAGCCATTGATTTTACTGAATTCATGACGAAGGCATGAGGATGACAAAGGCCTTCGTCATATGACAAAGTCATACCTCACCCCCCTCCGGATAGACCCAGACACCGGGGTTCTCGACTTCCCTGGCACGGCCCGAATGGGGACATTTGAAGTGGGTCGGCAGGACCACTTGCCCCTCATCCAAGACCTCGCCGGTCTCGGCGTCGATCACTGGGTCGCGCCCAAACCGCATGCCCTCAACGACCAGATAGCCGAAGTGCGATCGGGTCGCGGCATAGCCGTGCTCGGCCATCTCCCGGCAGAACTTCACCAACCCTTTGGTTGCCAGGACATTGAGGCGCTCTCGGATTGTGTACTGACTACCCAGACCATGCTGGTTCTCGAAGGCGGCACCGAATTGGGTCGATGTGTAAAGCCGCCCTTCAGCGGCCTCATCGAAGAGCAGCGTCAGGATCACATCGCGCTTCCGATCCCGTTCGGCGTCCTGCTTCGCCCCGACCTCCTGACGGACAAGCCGCTCGTTCATCGGGTTGATCTCGACCCACTCGCCCTTGACCTTGTCGATGATCTTCGGCGACAGGCCCGGTCCGTTGCGCAGCTCGATCTCGAGCTTGCGCTCCGGGCTCTCCTCGTCGGGCCGGTGCAGGATCAGGCCCGAGGTGTAGAAGCCACGCAGCGCACTGGCCCCGGAGAGCGCGAGGAACGGGTCGTCCTTGACCTGTTGCTTGCTGAGTTTCTTCGTGTGGTGGACCAGGATCACACCGCAATCGGGATTGATGTGATCGCGGAGCACCTCGACCCGGTCCTTGAGGAAGAACATCATCGCGGCATTGTCGTTCTCGCCGCCGCCCTCGGGGCCGCCGTCGAAGAGGTTGCGGATCGGGTCGATGCAGATGATGTCCACGGGCTCGGCCGAAAAGGCGCGTCGGATGGCCTGGGCGACATGGACACTGCCTTCGGTGTCCAGCAGCATCTTGAGCTTCGGCGTCGCCACCAGGTTGTCGCGTGCACCGGCCATGAGGCTCGGCGGCAGGGTGATCTGCTGCATTCGCTCGCGCAGATAGTGATACTGGATCTCGGCCTGTAGGTAGAAGATCCGCAGCGCCCGCGGTGGGGTGAAGCCGAGGAAGGGCTGGCCCGCGGCCATGTGCACGAGCCAGGAGATCAGCAGGTCGCTCTTGCCAACCTTGGGCGCGCCGCCCAGCACCAGCAGCCCGCCGGGCGTCAGGACGCGGGGCGCGATGATGTCCGCGGGCATGGGGCTCGTGTCATCGAGCAGCGCTCCCAGCGTGAAGGTGAACGGAAATGCATGTCGCCGCCGACCTTGGCTGCGATGTCACCGCGCAGACGGGTCACGCGAGCGATATCGCTGCCCTCGGCGGGCTCGGTGAGCTTCCACCAGACATGCGCCTTGCGCTGGCCCTCAGCCGTGACGCCGCCGCTTTCCACCACCATGGTCGGCGGGCCAAGATGTCGCTCGAGATGGGCACGCTTAGCCGCAATATCTCCGCTGTCGATGTCGACGACGACGGTCTGCATCTGCAGGATATCGGCGGCTTTGGCCTGTCCGGGCGCGGCCACAGTGCCGGGGATCACGTAGACCGCCGCCCCCTCGTGCGCGGCCCAGTTGGCGAAGGTGGCCATCTTGTCGGTGACGGTTTCAGCCGCCTCGATCCAGATGTTATGCGGTCGGCCATCGATCCCCTGCCCCTTGTCGATGAAGCTCCGGACGGGGATCAGCCCTTCGCAGTATCCAAAGACCACCTCCATGAACCGGGCGATCTGCTCCGGGTCCGGCTCGTCGCCGAAGACGTCCACCATGGGGGCGGCGTCGTTGAAGTCGCGCCAGGGGTTGAAATGGACAAGGTTCTCCTTGGGCGTCTCGGAGGACGTGTCTTCCGATGGGGTTTGGGGGTCGTCACTCTTTGCCACTTTGGCATCCTTCCCTGTGTTGTCGTTTTCCGGCGGGTCTTTCGGGGCATCGGTCATGTCGGCAGTCCCCAGCAGCGCTCGGCCCAGGAGCAGAACCGGCATTCGAAGAAGTCACGATTGGCGGCGACGCGGGGCAGCAACACGCCCGCGTCGGTGGCGCGCAGGATGCGCACACCGCGGTCCGACATGCGCTGCGCCAGTTCGGCATCGAACGGGACCTGCTCGTGGTAGAGCTCGGCCGTGTCCTTGTTGATCGCGGCGAAGAGCGCAGGGTTGGCCGAGATCCCCGGCACCTGCGCCTCCATGTAGGCCTGGTAGACGGCGATCTGGGCCGCGTAGACCGGCTTCGACTTCGCCACGCCGTCCTTGACGCAGGCGCGCCAGTTCTTGGCGTTCATGGTCTTGCATTCCCACAGCGCGGGAACGGCCAGACCGAAGCCCTCGGGCCCGGCGGCAATGATGCCGTCGACATGGCCGCGGATGCGCCCGTTCGCGACAGAGAAGCCGAACTGGCCGCCATCGGGACGGTTGCCCTTGCGCGTGTAGAGATCGAAGCCTGCCTGCCTGAGCCAGGCGACAGCCAGATCCTCGAGCGCATGGCCGATGGCGAAGATGCGCAGCGACTGGCCCGAGAAGTCCTGGCCCTCGTCCTTCGGGGTGGCCGTGAACTCGAACTGCAGGGCGCGCTCGCAGGCATGGCCGAGACGCGATCCACCGAGGTAGTCACGGGGCGCGCGGGTGGCGTTTTCGGCAGTGATCGCTGCGTCGACCACTTCATTGACGCGTTCAGCAAAACTGGGCGTGTGGTTATAGTCCAGCATCAGAAGGGCACCTCCTGCGTCCTGGCAAACCGCGACATCTCAGCGCTGTAGATTTCGAGGATCTCTTCGATGAGCGCTGTCATCTCAATTTCGGTCAGATCGCAGAGGCGTTTATCCCAGCCAATCAACTCCATCATGTTGCCAATGCGCTTCAGGACCATCGCGATTGCGAGCCTCTCTTCATTAGTAATTCCGATCATGGTCAGTCCTTTCTTGGCTTTTCGGGTGAAGGCCGACTGGCACTGCGGGGAACAGAACCAGCGGGGTGTGCGTTTGCGGCGGGACCGGTGCGGGTCGAACCAGCCGTAGCCGCGCGTGCGGGACATGCAGACGGCGCAGAGCGTCCCGCGCGGGTGCCAGAGGCGATCAAAGCCCGGGCGATCCGCAGGCGCTGCGGACGGGGATGGCATTTGCGCGACATGGCTCATGCCGCCGCCCGCGCGGTCGGGGCCGCCTGCAGGATCAGCTGCCGGATCTCGCGCTTGTTGAACCCGAAGGTCATCAGGGCCGAGGCCTTGTAGCGGGTCAGGCCAAAGTCGCTGCGTGCGGCCGCCGAGAGATATTGCAGCTGTTTCTCGGTGGCGGGCTGGCCCAGCCAGCCGCGGGTCTTGAACGCGCTTTCATCGGTTTCATGAGCGTTCAGCCAATCGTCGGCCTGCGCCAGGCAGATGGCACGCTCACCAACTCCCAGAAGTTGGGTCACCTCACCCTTGGCGCCCCCAACGGCGTACCAGACCCCCTCCAACCAGAAGA